CTGCTGAGATTATGCCTAACTACAAACCACAAGAGTTAGTGCAACCTAAATCATTAGACGAGGTTACCGAAAACGAAGCTCCCTTCTAATTGGTATAGTACGGTGCTGAGTGAGTATCTTGACGCAAGGTACTCACTACGGCATAGATAGGACATTATGAAACTATTTAATGGCGATTGCTTAGATGTATTAAAAACTTTTAATGATAAAAGTATTGATACTGTAATAACAAGCCCACCTTACAATTCAGGTAAATCTAGGACTACAAAGTCTAAATTAAAAGGTAAGTATGAACACTTTGAAGATAGTAATAAAAATTATTATGATTGGTGTGTTTCTATAATTGATGAATTGTTTAGAGTAACAAACAAATATATTATTTGGAATATTCAAACTAATTACTATAACAAAAAAGATGTTTATAAACTAATAGGTAATTATTCAGAATATTTACAACAGAATGTAATTTGGTATAAACCAAATGGTACTCCAAGTTCAACTCAGCATAGATTGTCTAATGTATATGAATTTATTTTAATTTTTACCAAACAAAAGTCTGTTGTAGTAAATCCACATCATTTAACTAATCACATTGAATTAAATATAAATTCAAAAAGAAACAAGATACATAGTGCAGTTATGCCTTCACAACTATCTGATTTTTTGGTTAGTAATTTTACAAAAGAAAATGAAACAATTTTAGATTGCTTTATGGGAATAGGAACAACAGGAGTTAGTTGTAAAAAAATGAATAGAGAATTTGTAGGCATTGAGTTGGTAAAGGAATATTATGATATTGCAATTGATAACATAAATAACACACAGGAAGGTTTATTTTAATGAAAATAGAAGCAGATAATTACTTTGCAATAATACCTGAATGGATATTAGACGCAGACATTAGCCCAAGAGCAAAGAACTTATATTGTATTTTATGGACTTATGCAGATAGGAAGGACGGCTCTTGTTATCCAAGTGTTACAACTTTGGCAAAGCGAGTTGGAGTGAGTCGAGCTAATACACACAAACTTATTAATGAGTTGATTGATATTGGTGCAATAGAGAAGAAGAATAGATTTAAAGATAATGCAAAGCAAACCAATATGTATTATCTAAAAACAAGCAACCCATATCTCAAATCTAATACCACTACATCTAGTAGTATCGCTGATGATACTAGGGGTAGTATTGCAGACGATACAAGGGTAGTATCGGAGACAGTACATAGAACTATAACCAATGAACTAAAACCAATAGATGTGGATTCTCCACAACCAAAGAAGATTGATGAAGAAGTATTAAGAAATCGCAAAGCTCTTTACAAGGTATTCTGTGATGAGCTTGGCTATACACCTAGAACTCAAGGAGAGAAGTCAGGTTGGTTTAAAGTTTGCAAAGAGCTAACTGACGCAGGAGTAACTACAGATATGCTCATAGGCTCTATAAATGCTTATAAGAAGCATTGGAATAAGATTGATGTAACACCTTATGCAATCAACAAATGGTTTGGTAAGTTTGAAGCTCTAGGTCAGGACGAAGTACGCAAGAAGAAAATGGCAGAGAATCCTGAATTGATATGCGAAGAACAAGGACATAAGTTCATAGACCACGACTTCTTTTTGTATTGTATTGTGTGCAAATTAGAGCAAAAAAAGTAGAAATTTACAAAAAAAATAAAAAAATCTTAAAAACATACTATATATAGTGGTTTTTATTAATAATTTAACATATAAATCCTTTACATAAATCTAAGATTATGGTGTAATTAAGTATGCAAATGAATGAAATAAAAAAAGCACTAAGTTCTAAAGGTTATGAATTAGTTGAAACTAGTAACTTAGAAGATGATATTACAAGATTGCAAGGATTTAATAATTCTTATGATAATTTGCCTGTTATTACTAAAGGAGAAATTACAACTGTTTATGAGTTAAATAGAACTAATAAAACTATTTATTATTTTCAAAACAATGACAATATTTTTGAAATAAGAGAAAATATAATTACAGGTTTTGAATATCTTAAAAACAACAAATTAAGAAAAATTAATAAAACAAATTTTAATGTTTTCTTAAATGGAGAAAAGTATTCAATAAAAAACTTTAAAGTATTTTTAGGAATAATTTAATTTAACAAATCTTGCAGGTCGGTTTCTTTTGAAACCGACTTTGCTATTATAAGATGATAATGCCAAAACAAACATTAGCTCATAACGAAGAATTGGTACAAGCCTTATGTGATTCTATTGCTACAGGAATGTATGTAAATTTAGCGTGTCAATCTGTTGGTATAAGTACTTCAGCTTTATCTGAATGGAAAATTAAAGGACAAAAAGGAATTCACCCTTACGATAAAGTTTGGAAAAGAATACAAGTTGCAGAAGCTAAAGCTATTGAACGCAGAATTAAAAGAATAGAACAAGCAGGAGAGAGTGGCTCTTGGCAGGCAGACGCTTGGTATTTAGAGAGAAGATACCCACATCTTTTTGGTAAGAGAGATACTGTTGCTATTGAAAATCAAGATAATTCTAAAGTTAGACTTCGTTGGGCAGACGGTAGTTTATTAGAACAACCTGAAGAAGAATATGTAGAAGGCGAAATTATAGAGCCTAAAATGTTAGAAGATGAAAATGAATGAAGAAGAAATAAATAATCAATTCGCAGACATTGTTGAACAATTAGATATGCGTGATATTGAAGAACAAGTTTTTGAAGAAGAATTTATAGAAATAGAAGATGTACCAACAATAGTCTTTATGCCTATATTTACAGATTTTGGTATGTTTTATAATTCTGTGCCAATATCAACAGAACAATTAGAAACATTCTTCATTTGGCTTAAATCACAGGAGTAAGTATGCAATCATCATTAGACGCTGATTATAAATCAGGTCTTGAAATTCAATTACCACCTTTACATTCTGCACAAATGGAAGTTGTAAAGAATATGAAAAGATTTACAGTTTTATCAGCAGGAAGGCGTTGGGGAAAAACAAAATTAGGTGTTTGGCTTTGCCTTAAATATGCTTGGGAAGGTAAAAGAGCTTGGTGGATTGCACCTTCTTACTCAATGACTAACGAAGCGTGGGCAGATTTAAGAAGTATTGGCATTGAATATGGAGTAAGAGTTAAAGAAGCTGAGAGAACGATTATCACAACTACAGGTGGCTCAGTTCAAGTTAGGTCAGCAGATGACCCAATGAAATTAAGAGGTGCAGGATTAGACTTTGTTGTTTTAGACGAGTGTGCCTTTATGAAGCCACAAACTTGGGCAGAAGTCATTAGACCTGCATTAACAGAGAGAAAAGGTAGTGCTTTATTCATCAGCACACCAAAAGGTTATAACTTTTTTGAGAAATTGTATTCTGAAGCAAATATGTTTGAAGATTGGGCTAGATTTACTTATCCTACATACACAAACCCAATCATAGACCCTGCTGAATTAGAATCAGCAAAATTAGAAATAGGAAGTTTTTTATACGCACAAGAATACGAAGCTCAATTCATTGAAGCCACAGGTGGATTATTTAAAGCAGATTGGTTTGAGCATTACTCCATTGAAGAACGAATAAGTATTGATAAGGAGAGTAAAAATGAATATATGGAAGTTTATTACAAGTATAAAGACAAAGAATGCAAATTGGAAGATTGCAGACGATTTGCTACTGTGGACTTGGCTACAAGTACGAAGCAAAGTGCTGACTTTACGGTCATCACATCAGTTGCTATCACACCTGAAGGTAAGATTCTCATATTGGACATTGACCGAAGAAGATTGGAAGCACCTGATTTATTGCCACTACTACGAAGAAAAGTGGAACAATTTGATTTGGCGTATGTTGGAATTGAGAGAGCAGGTTATCAGTTGGCGTTTATTCAAATGGCTAAAAGAGAAGGGCTAATTGTTAAACCATTAAAAGCTGATAGAGATAAGGTTAGCCGAGCTTATCCATTAATTGCTCGTATGGAGTCAGGCGATATATTCTTCCCAAAGAACTCAGCTTGGTTTGGAGATGTACAAACTGAACTCTTGAGATTCCCTGAAGCAGAACACGACGATATAGTGGACAGTTTGGCTTATGCAGTAATAGAATCAAAAGTGCGAAAAAGTATAAAAGTTATTTAATATAATGTAAGATTAGAAGCAGAGTGTAGTAATGCCGATAAGGGT